CTGTGCTTTTAGAGATTCAACGCTACAGAACTAAATTAGTTGATGGTGATTACTGGTGCTCAGACAGCCAAAAAAGTAAGTGGGCGCTGAGGACATTTGAGAATATTACTAAGCCTGTAGTAAATTACAGACAAAGTAAATGGGAAGCAAACGAAGACATCTTAGAACGCTTAGATAACTCCATTGGAGCCCTTATCTCAGTCTACAAAGATGGAAACCCTTGGTGGCTTCCTAGCCTGTCTCAGGCGCTCTTTGTGGGCGTCCCTGTGGCTACTGACTGGCGTCAGACAGTTCATCTAGGTAGTGAGTGGTCAATACTTCCTGCCGCAATAGAGGAACTAACGCCAGAAAAAAGACTTGAACTAGCAAGACGGCAGAAAGAGTTATACATAGAAACATTGCCTTCTTGGTCTAAAGTCAAGGAAAATCTAGGCAATGTATTGCTCCAAAAAACATACACAAACTAAAAGGAGGAAAAATGTCCGACACAGATATGGACTGGGTAAAAGAACAACTTACTCAGAACAAAACTAAAAAGGCTGTAGGCGACTCTGTACTCAAATTATTAGAAGTCTGGGAACAGATTAAAGAAAAGAACAAGTCTATGAAAGTAAACAACTCTAAAGATATTGTTGATATTTTTGGAAAACTTGCTTTAGGTCATGCTCTAGTGCCAGAAGATAAGAACGAGAAGTGGGTAAGGGCTCAGGCGGGAGCAATTAAAGTTGCTGACACTGTCAGAGTTATGTACAACGCTTTTGATGAAGACTCTGGAAAATCAGCAATGAATGGCCGTAGAGGCAGAGTTGTTGGTGTTCGATATGGAGACATCATTGTAAAGACAAATGATGGAAAGACCCCTGTTATAGATGGAGCACACTTCAAGCCAGAAAACTTAGAGAAACTGGTATAGCAATGAAGTCTATTACTTACAAGTTTAATTTTTTTGCTGACAATAAGGAAGAAATACTAAACACAATTACAGAAAAGATTTCAGCATTTGTGGACAACGACTCTGAAGACCCGCTAAGGTACGTCAACTATGAAACAACTGTTACTGACGCAGAAAAAAGTAAGAGTTACCAAGTAGAAGTTATAGCGAGGATAAAAGATGACAACAGATAGTTCAGTTCCAGAACAAAACCCTCTGCGGGTTGAGGCCCTCAGAGAAGCAGCAAAGATTATTTCTAGTGACCGCAATAAGCAGTATGGAGCACCAGAAGATAATTTTGATAGAACAGCAAAGATTTGGTCTGTAATTTTAGGAATCCCCATAAGCAACGAAGATGTAGCAATGATGATGGTCGGGCTAAAAGTTGCCCGCTATGCATCTAAATCTGGATATCAACCAGACACATGGATTGATATTGCTGGCTACGCAGGTTGTGGCTACGAAGTAGGAGCGCTTGAAAACAAAAATAAGTAATCGAATGCTTGGGGAAGGTATTTCGTGGCTAAAGAGCCTTGGACTTTTAATCAACCGTTGTGCGCTGAAGTTGGAGTCGAGTTCTTCTACTTAGAAGACAAAGATGACAGGTCTGTTGTTGTCTCTGTTGGAGACTACACTGTAGCGAAGCAAATATGTAAGTCGTGTATTCACTCAACCGAATGCGCTGATTGGGCCATAAAGCACGAATCTTTTGGCTTCTGGGGCGGTCTTACGCCTCAGGAAAGAAATGTTATTAGAAGGCGTAAAGGTATAAATGTTGATGGCGTGGCAGCAAATCTAGGATACTAAAAGGAACTAGAATTGTTCTATGGCAGCCAAACCTGTTGAAGTGCCCATGGCAATATGTGAGATGTGCTGGCTAGATGAGCACGCCCGCTGGGAGCCGGAGAGCATGAATGAATCTGGAAGCATTTTGATGAAGTTAGTGGGAGTAGATAGCCCAGAGATTGTAAATCACGGATGCGTAGAAATATGCTGTATGTGCGGGACAGTAACTATTGCTGGAATCTACTCACTAATGGACCCAGGGACTGTTTACTTTTTTGATGAGGACTCCTCGAAGAACTTTGAGTTCAATTTGGATAATGTCATAGACGACGATTAGTAGGGACGCAAGTGGCAAAAGACGCAAGACCAGGACAAGAGTTGTGGATTGAGTGGGATGGCTCTGGCTATTCTTTTCAAAACCCAGAGTCAATTGTGTATTACACGATAGATCATATTGATATTGAAAATGAGTTAGTCAAACGTGCCTTAGCCTCTGCCCTCCAACGAGATGGGGTCTGTGACGGCCTAGGAGACGCTTTCAAGGCTGTAGAAAAGGGAATTGTTAGTAGTGGATGGGCTGGAGTCTTAGAGGCTGATTTTGAACTTATTGCCTGTGATGAATTTGGCGAAAGTGATTATGGTGATATATTGGAGAACATACAGCCAGTAACTTGGGCTGAAATAGATAAATAAATAATAGTGTGTTTAGTCGATAGTTTTATAGACTATTAGTGTAGAGTTCTATATGTGTGGAAACCTGTAAACAACTTAGAGTGGCAACGTAACGCTCTATGCGCTCTCCCAGAAAATAGAACATACATAGACCACTTTTTCTCCCAAGATTTCTCCCAAAAATATACGGCTAAGAACCTCTGCTTCTCCTGCCCTGTGAGATCACAGTGCCTTCAGTGGGCTCTTGAGCATCGTCAAATCTGGGGAATCTGGGGAGGAAAAGATGAAGTTGAAATTCGCAGAACGCTATCTGTTTCATATTTGGGAGAAGAAACTAGACGACGCAGATTCCCAAATTGTCCATACTGCACTGCACGACCAAACAAACTAGAAACTTCTGTTGCTCAACTAGACACAACTGGTCGTTGGACTACAGCAAAAATTGTTACCTGCACTGAGTGCGGTTTTGCTTGGAGAAGTCGCACGAGTGCGAACGCAGTTGATGCCTACAAAGTAGAGCGAGCAGAAAAACTTGCTAAACAACAAAAGGAAAAACTAAAGAAGAACCGTAAACCTAGGAAATCTTCTTCAACCAAACCTGTTGATTAGCCTCTAGCAGCGATGTCTTGTTCCAATGAGCAACTCTAAAAGCATCTACACCAGCCTGAGGCCTATCTTTTACTGGTAGATGAGCGCCCCATCTGTAATCATCAAAAGCAAGAATTCCATTGACTTTTAGGTAGTCATATCCGTGAATTCCATCTTTGAGAACAGCCATCGCTGTGTGGTCAGCATCTACATAAACAAAGTCAAATTGTTTGTCGTTGGATGCAAAAAACTCATCTGTAGTCATTTTCTTTTTAATGAGTCTGCCTTCAGCAAGCCACTGAGAGTTTTTCTCGTCATAGACAGACTCAACGCTTTGCCAGTTCATCTCTTTATGTTCTTCTTCGTCAGAGCCTTCCCACGTATCAACATCTGTAAGAGTTGATTCTGGGTGAGTAAGAACATTCTCAAAGAGCCACTTGGTGGCATCCCCTGTGTAGGCTCCTAGTTGAAGAAAATCTACTTTTACATCTTTGAACTTATATAGTTGAGATGCAAAGTTTTGAGAAGCACCATTGGTAGTAAACCAGTTTGGATAGTCATTAGTTGTCATTTAGTTTTGCCTCGCAGAAGGATAGGTTTGCTATTAGTCTTTCTTTATCTTTTTCAGGTCCTAATTCAAGGGCCTTCACAGCGTTTTCATACGCCTCTTTATACATTCCCAAATTGTAAGCAGATATCGATGCTAAATCATATGGAGTAAACCCCCACGCTTCAGCCTCACAGAGATACTCTAAAGGTTTTTCTTTTATTGCTAAAGCAATGTTTGCGTGCTCATAGCAAAGTTTCCAGTCACTAGTGCCGTAGTAGTGTTTAGCCAAATCAATATGCGGCTCACGTCTGCCTGGTGCTTCTCTTACCGCTAAGGTAAACCACAACTCTGCTTCTTCTTTATTTATCTTTCCTAAGTAGCGCATAGAGGCAGCACGCTCTGGCGCCCAACGGGCTTTAGGAAGAGATAAATGACGTTTGAACTCTGCTGTTGCTTCAGTAAATTTGTTGTAAAAAAATAGTTCTCTAGCGTAATAAAAAGCATTTCTATCATCTGTAGGACCTTCATCTACCGATGCTTTGAGCAACCCTAAATACTGTCCACGAGATTTAGTATTGTCTGCGTGATGCTCCATAGTTGCACCAGTCCAATGTTGAACCTCTTTTAATCTATCTGTAGTTAAAATTTCATGTACAGGATGCTTCCAAAAATATCCTTGACGTGCGTGAATCTTGTCTCCACCAAAGGTAAGCCCTGGAGTTCCATCATCATTCCAATTCCAGATGTAGTTGTAACGTGGACGAGTTGCTCCTGCCTCAAATGCTTTCTCAAGTTCAGCACGCCATCCTGGGAGCATAATCTCATCCATATCTAGAGGAATGCAGTAATCCATATCTGGTGGAACTAAAGCCAAAGATGCGTTTCTGCCTTGATCAAAGCGCCAAGGCTTTACCCAAATAGAAACAACATTGATACCCAGGGCACGGGCTTTTTCAACTGTGCCATCCGTTGAGCCTGTATCAGCAATAAGCAAGTAATCTGCCTCGTCTTTCACAGAGTTGTACCAACGCTCAACAAACTGCTCCTCGTTGAGAGCGATAGTGTATACTGCTATTTTCATATAGTCAACTCCTTGGCTTGTAAACTAACTCTACACCAATGCGTAAAATAGAGAAAGAGCAACACAAAATTAATATTTTATTGTGATAGGATTAAGACAGACGTATTCAAGGAGGTTTTTATGTCAGGAATATTTTTTCCAGGAGTGCTTAAAGCAAGTACTACTGTAGGGGGATGTATTGATATTTTTGAAAATGCTTGGCCTTATCCAGAAGAGACAATAGAAATGGCAGAGCAAGAATGCCAAGATGTCGAGTCTGCTATGGTCTGGGAACGTGCTGGAACCACTGGGGCGGGGGCAAAACAAGATAAAAGAACTAATTTTCATTGCGGGATAACAAGTGCAGCAGAATCAGGAAGCCCTGTAGCACAAAATATTCATAATCAAATGTACACTCTTTTACTAGCGACTACAGAAGAATATAAGAAAAAATATTCTATAGATGAATATTTTTGGCATGAAGGATATAATATGCTTCGCTATAAGGGTGGTCAAGAGTATAAAGCACATTATGATGGATATACAGGACTTGGAAGAAGCCTGTCAGCAATAGTGTACTTAAATAATGACTATGAAGGTGGAGAAGTTGAGTTTGTTAATTTTGGAATAAAAATTAAGCCAGAACCAGGAATGTTACTTCTTTTTCCATCAAACTATGCATATTCACATATTGCACATCCAGTCACTGACGGAACTAAATACGCAATAGTAACTTGGTTACATGATAGGCCAATTTAATGAAAACAAACATAAAAAAATTCAAAGACAACAAATATGTATTTGTTCCTGACGCTGTAGACACAAACATTATAAATTTTGTAACTCAATACGCTTTATTTGATGAAATGCAAGATTTTAATGTTGACCCTCAAGTACCAAAGGCTCATAGTAAATACGGGGACCCAGCGATGGAAGCCATGCTTCTTTTACTTCATCCAATAATTGAAAAACACACTGGATTGGAATTGCATCCTACTTATTCTTATCACAGAGTGTATAGAAATGGTGACGAACTTGGTCATCATAAAGACAGAAATGCTTGCGAAATTTCAGTAACTGTAGCGTTTAATTATAGTTACGATGACTCAAAGTATCAGTGGCCTATTTATATAGACGGTAATCCTATTACTATGAAACCTGGAGACATTGCTATTTATAGAGGAATAGAACTAGACCACTGGCGAGAGCCTTTTAATTATCCAGAAGATGCGTGGCAAGTACAAGCCTTTTTACATTATGTAGATGCTAACGGTCCTCACGCTAATCTTAAGTATGATGAAAGAAACTTTATTGGCGAAATTATAAAGCCAGCAAATATTACAAAAAACAAATCATATATTCAGTATACAAAATGAAATATCAAATATTTGATGATTTTTTAGACAAAAAAACATTCAAAAATTTACAGAATACTTTTTTGAGTGCTGATTTTCCATGGTACCTAAACAAAAGTAAAGTATTAAAAAATCAATTTTCTAATAAAATTTTTGATTTTCAATTTACTCATACTTTTTATAATAACTATTTCCCAACTAGTTCTTATATAGAAGTTATAAACCCTCTAATTGAAAAAATAAATCCAGCGGCTATTCTTAGAATAAAAGCAAATTTAACAACTTCTACTTCAGAAAAAGTTGTATACGGAATGCACACCGACTATGGCGAAATAGATAAAAAATATTTTTCTGGAAAAACTGCAGTTTTTTACATTAATACTAATAATGGAACAACTGTTTTTCAAGACGGCTCGGAAGTAGAGTCTGTAGAGAATAGACTTATAATTTTTGATTCTCGTATGCCTCACTCGGGGACTAGTTGCACTAATGAAAAATATAGAACTGTATTAAACTTAAACTTTTTTGAATGGGAGATGTAATTATATGATTGAACTAAAGATAAAAAAAATATTTCCCACAATAATTGGAGAAGTTACTAATTTTTTGCCAACAAACGAGCACAAAAAAATAGTAGAATCCTGCTATAAAGTGCAAAAAACTGAAAAAAATAGTAAGACAACAACTTGGTTGTCTGGAGAACATAGTCCATATAGCACTTTTGAAACTTTTAATTTAGTTAAGAGCCCCATGTTTCAACCACTGATAGAATCTTCTACTAAAATTGTAAATTCTTTTGCTGGAGAATATGGAGATTTTGGAAACTTTT